AACTTATTCATCAAATCAAGGATGGAGAAGAGCCCTTTTGGAAGGATGGATCACCAGTGCCGTACGAGCAACTGATGTTACATCTTAGATCCCATGTGGTTGCTGAAGACAAACCTGACAAAGTCAGAGCCGTTTTTGGAGCACCAAAACTATTGCTACACAGCGAACTTATGTTCGTTTGGCCATTGCAGGCGACTTACCAGAACACAAAAGCTGGAAAGTTACTCTGGGGACGAGAGATCGGACGCGGAGGATGGAACAAAATCATCGCAGAGATGAGTGGCGGCAACAAGAGCACTTACATATCTATGGACTGGAGCCAGTTTGACAGAAGGTTACTTCACGAACTGATTCGAGATGTCCACGGAATTTGGAGGTCATATTTTGACTTCAGTGAGTACGAGGCCACTACTTTATTCCCGAAAAACGAGGCTGATCCCGAAAGGATCGAGCGCCTTTGGAGATGGATGACGTCGTCAATTACGAACACGTCGATTCAACTTCCAAACGGAGAAGTTTGGGGATGGAGACACAACGGATTCGCATCCGGATATCAGCAAACACAGCTGATGGACACATTCTGCAATATGATCATGACTTATACCACACTGTCGAGACTAGGAATCAACATAGAGGGGGATAATTTCAACGCACTTTTTCAAGGTGACGATGGAATCCTTTCTTTTCCTGAGCCAGTATTTCAATTATTTGGAAACGGCTTTCTCGCTCAGATGAAGGAAGTTGCAGAGCAGTATTTTAATGCTAAGCTCAGTGACGATAAGTCGAGCATTGGATCACATCCAAATTCATTGTATGTACTTGGGTACAACAATAAATATGGAAAGGCAGTCAGAGAAGACTCTGATCTCCTAAGTCATTTAATGTTTCCAGAACGACCACAAGATTACGGTCGACTGGCCGCTTCAGCACTAGGTCTGAACTACGCATCTTTAGGATGCAGTCAACGTTTCTACGACTTGACTAAGTCAATCTTCGAGGATATACAGAATCGAGGCTATGACGCAGACTTTTATGCTTTGAAGTGGATGAAGAGAGCCGGAATGGACGAAATTCTTGACCAGATTAAGGAGTCGAGAGTTTTATCTATAATGGAACTTCGAGCACTAGGACGGAACAGCGTTCTAATGACTGAAAGAGAGAGGAATCGGAACTGGCCATTGCAGGTTGAGGGATTACGAGGC